GGGCAGAGGCCTGCGTGGGTAGGTCGTTCTCGACGGTGATGCGCCAACTAACCAGAGCACGGAAGTTTGAACGTTGGGCGGCGTCAATGTACTGCACTTGCAGGCTGTCTTGGATGATATTGCCGGCAGTGAAAATTTGATCGACAGCAATGGGGCTGGTGCTGATCTCGTAATTGCTGTTGTAAGGCAGCGCTGGCATCATACCGAATCGACCGTTTTTGATAGTGAAGTTACAGAGTTGTAGTGCTGCGTTGTCGTAAAGGAAGGATCGGAAGCTATCGCTATCCTCTACAACACCGTCGAAGAAGATTCGATTAGAGCGTAGGAAATTGGCGGTGATGCGCAGTGAATCAATGTCGATCAGCTCTGGCGGTACGACATTGCCGACGCCTTGGCTCTTGCTGGTCAGTAGGTAGTAGACCAGATCTGCGAATAGGTTGCTGGGTCTGGTGTCGCCCTCGATTAGGCGGTAGACGCTGATGCCGGTTGGGACCCAAGCGCGTAGTTGACCAATGCCACCAAGCTGCCCACTAGATTTAACAGCTAGTCCGAATGTTGACATGCCGTAGTACTCGGCAAGCGATTCGTTGGAGATGGATTCGTTGACGTAAACGATCTCGTGCTCGGGGGAGCTTTCGTTCGACTTAACCAGCTCTAAATAGTGGCTGCAGTCTGAAACTTGAGAATTTTCCTCAAAAATACGACCTTCTCCAGTGAGTAGGATTTCACCGGGGACGTTCACGCTGCTTTGCGCGACGCTTGACACGCTAAAAGCAAAGCCTACCGAAGAGTAACCTTCTTGTTGTGCAAACGGGTTAGTACTAGGTGTAGCTTTTTCTATTGTAAAAGCGTCATTGACTGCCCAACTTTTTGTGGAAGAAACAACGCTATAAGATTCGGAAGTCCAACGATAGTTGGAACCCGCTGCTGACACATACCTTGATCCAACATCAACACCGACAACTCCCGCACCCGAATACGCAGTAACGCGTATAGTGATATATCTATCCCCGTTTGGTTTGTAATGCTCTACGTCTACAGAACGCCATTGATCGGTATAACTAGGAGCGAAGCCTAGTATTTCAGTTAACCATGCATGGCGTATTAGTTGTATGCTACCTGTGTCTGAGCTCTGTGCATATTGTGATACAGCGGTAGGAGCTGTTGTAGTTGTACTGGTAGTAGTTTCTTGCACGGATAGCTTAGGATCTGCAAGCATCTCTTCATTAAACCTGATGCTAGAAATGACTACTACTTCACCAGTCGTTGTGATGCGAAAATCACCGTAAGGAGTTGTGTAATCTTCTCCAATTACTTTACCGCCGGACGCATCAAGTCTTGTTGCGAGATTGCTGTCGATACTATTGATGGCGATATCAGATCCTGTGCGGGGTATTATGCGGTACTCGTAGTACCCAGATGTGCGCGGGCGGATGCGTAAGTAGTTATACAGATCAATAGGCGCTTTGCCTGTAACGCAAAATACGCGTGGGACACGAGCCCAAGGCTGCTGTGGCTGGCCGTAGCGTTGGACCGGACGAACCCATAAAGAGAAGCACGACGACCGTTCAAAGTACTTGTCCATACGCGGTGTAGTCACCGTTATGTTTGCTTTATCTAGCGTGTGTAGTTTTTCGGCTGTCGGTATTGCATTGAAATTGCATAACCCATTCGCTCTGTTCCACACCTGACTGCGGATACCGAGCTCGATAACTTCTGTGTCCCGGCGCACGGGGCGAATTGTTGCGATGTGCAGTCTGCATATGTTGTAAAAAGCTGCCCCGCAATGTTTGCGCGTGTTAAACCCATCGCCACTTAGGGGAAAAGGTGGTGCGCCAGGACCAGGCCAAGGACCTTCGTACCCTCCCAAAGGTTCTTCAATAGTCCGCGTACCAGGGATACCGACTTCTGGTACACCGATAATAGACGTGCATAGAAAAGTTATGTTAGACAGTAGATTCTTATTTGTGTCACTGTCTGAGCGACTCTGTACAACCCATACGCTGCCGGCTATAACCCATTTAGAACCTATGGTTAGTAAGTCGTAAGCACGTTCGCGCCATGACTTTGACGATGTACGTAAGTCTTTTATATCTACATCCGTGTTCTTAAATCCGCCGTCTTGTATTGTACGCTCCATCAATTCTTTGTATTGTTGACCTAACGTGATGCGAAACACTAATGTGTCACCTTCACTTACTGCTACTATTGTGCGATCTGCTATATCGTTGCCTCCATTTGTGCGGCTATGGCTGACAAAACCCATACCGCGTGAGTATGCACGTCCTACGCCGGGCATACCTACTTGCTTACGATCGTCAGCCGGTTGGCCTTCGTACCTGTGCAAGACATTTGCATTGGCGCCAGCTATTTTGGTGCGTTTTGCTTGGGTCTCGAAGCGTGCTGTTTTAATATCATCTTCGGAGCCTTTTGTACTAGCGTACGGTGCGCTGATGATTTCCCAGTTGAAGCGATAGGCCGATCCGTTATGAATAGGTTCTGACGTCCCAAAAGCAGTATTGCTTTGAGGGCTGTATGTCATCGAGAACCCTTGACTGAATTCTCCATCAGCCGTAGGTGCAGTGAAAATTGGTCTCGTGCCCGTGCCACTATCTGGTAACCCTTGGGTACCTGCGATTAGCCGCGACGGTATAGGGCGATTTTCACCTAGCTGTGAAGACCAATAGAGAGCGTAATCGCGAGAGCCAAGACTATTCAGAGCTGATGTATCGAGACGGATACCACCAAGTTGCGGTGTCTCAACCCCGTGCTCGCCAGCAACATAGATACCCTCGAATGCTTGGTAGCTGCCGTAGGAGTACAGCCGGCTCCAGACCAGTGCGGGAGCGAGGATTAGGCCCCCAGTTAGCACACCGTCGCGTCCAGTTCCGCGTTTGCCGAAGGGTATGGGGATTGGTTGACCGTACTCGGCAAGGCTGCTGACGTTGTCGAAGCTGGTGGTTTGGTTGAAGCGGCTCGGGCCGATCTGATCCGCGAGCTTTTTACCTCTGATCTTGGCGGGTGTCTCTAAAGCAGGCGCTTTAGGTGCCAGCAAGATGCTGACGGCTGTAGATGCTAAGCCTAAAACAAGGCTGACGATCGCTACAACTTCCCAGTTGTTGATGTCTGGGATATGGTCGTATTCGGCTGGTCTTACATATGCTCGCGACTGCGCGTGACGGATAAGTACTCGATATTCCTGTTCGCTGCAACCTAGAGCTTCAATCAGCGCGATTTCATACGGTAAGAGCGGAGGATCGTAAGGGCGGACACCGGCTTCCAATCGGCTGTTCCGGTCAGGCGATTGAGATACAGGATTCCGTTCTGCCATGTCACCCCGAGAGCTGCTGGGTTTGAGGCCAGCAATACCACGTCACCATCATAGAGTGGAGCCTCTATAGGATCACCATACCTTCTGACTTCGCGTAGAATACCTTTAATCTCTAGTGCATACCAATCAGGCTGATCACTAGGAGGATCAAGACCCATAGCTGTCATAGCTTCTATTACTAGCTGGTGACAACGATCGTACTTCCGCCCTATTAAATGATCACACACGGATTTGTGCAGTAAATGGGATGCTTCCGACTTGCCAACGATGGAGTCTACGGGCTGGGATATTGGTTTGAACTGCGTCCAGCACTGAGTTCAAGCTGATCTGGATGTTGGTTTCGTCCCAGCCTCCGCTAGAACAGGTGCCCCAATAGGTGTAAAGGGTGCTCTGGACTGCTCGAGTGGAGGGTTCCCAGAGCACCGTGGTGACCTTGGCAACCCATAGGTTATCGAGGGCGTCAACGATCCAGGCTCGGGTCATCGCGTTGTTAGCAAATTGAAGCGTGGCGTCTAAGTTGTCACCCTGAAGGGAGGCCACCGCTCCACCGAAGCTGAACGGTAAAAATAGGTAGCCATTTATGTTTTGGTTGATAGCGTAGTTTTGGAAACGATATTGTGCTGCTTGGCCACTAGGGCCGACTTCAAACAAGTGGCCGTAGGCGTATTCCATTAGATACCGACACCTCTACGTGTGGCGGCGCTGTTTTTCAGGCTGCGCATGGCGCGGCGTTCGCCTTGTACGGCACCTTGTTGGGCAGCTTGCGCCATACCACGCTGGAACTGATCAGCCGTAACGTAGTCCACATTGTTGATGCGTTCCACGCTGTAGCGGACGTCGATAGGCTCCATCGGAGCAGTCCTGCGGGCGGCTTCAGCCATGACCCCACCGCTACCGACAAAACCACCAGCTGCACCGCGGTAACGTCCCATGGCGCCATCCAGGCGAGCTGTGACACCTAGCTTGCCATCAGGTCCGCGCTTGAGCGGCATGATCGCTTCTGGGCCGGCCTCGCCCATGAGACCCGTCTGCACAGCACCTCCATCGGCGAACTGGAATAAGGTCGGAGACGATACGACACCACCCTTAGCGAAGCGGGCAGTGCCCCCATCAAAGTAGGCACCCTTAGCGGCCATCAAGCCGAATGAGCCTGGGAGTGGTGGTTTAGCTCCACCTGCGTTTCCACCGAACAAGCCAGCAAACTGCTTAGCAATACCGATTGCTATGTATGTGGCAATCATCTTAGCGGCTTCTTGCATTAAAATCTGACCGATGTCTTTTAAGAAGCTGGAGAATACTTCTTTTGCTGTTGTCGTGCCTTCGATGAGTCCAGTTATACCGTTTGTTAATGCATTACCGACGGCATCTCCGATGCCTTGAGAAACAGTAATAGCGACACCTTCGAGATCTTCTAGCTGTCGTTGTGCATCACCAATGAAGCCCCGTATGCGCGTGCCAGGCTCGGTGGCGGCTTTTGCCCGGGCGTCTTCGGCCCCTGCGACAGCACTGCCCGCTGCTCCCACACCTGCGATCTGCTTGCGCAAGCGCTCGATGGTGGCGAGCGCGGCAGCGAGCTGTTTCTCTAGTTCAACCTTTTCGGTACCCGAAGTCGCTGCGATCTTTTGCTGGAGTTCGTCGCGGAGCGCGAGCTCGGTGGTCAGCTGTGCGCTGAGCTCCGTGGTGAGGCGGTTTACTTCACGCTGAATATCTAACTTGGCTACTTCGGCTGCAATAAACTCTGGTGCGACACCTTCTGCTTGCAAGCGGTTGCGCAATTTGAGGGCTTCAATGTCCTCGTAGATGCCACGAGCTTGACCGCGCATTTGTTGAATAAAGTTTGTCGCTTGCTCAGTAGTCAGAATGCGCTGTTTTAGTAACGATTCTTGTTCCAAGCCCCGCAAGTACTGTGCGTGCTTAGTGTTGACCGCTTCAATAGCGCGTGTTCTCTCCGTGTCATTCAGCTTCGTCTGTTTAGCAATACCGTCGAGGATCTGTTGGAGCTCACGCGCAGCAGTAGCGCGCTGGGCAAACAGGTTGGATTCGAGAGCGGCGCGCTCGGGGCTAAAGGTTGTCGAGTCACTACGTGTGAGAGCGTCGTAGTTGGCCTGCAGTTCGAGGAGCTGGTCTTGGTACTGCTCGATTGCGACCTGAGGGAAGGCGGCTTTTGCGATCTCGTCAAACGCCTCTGCTGTGTTGGCCTCGGTAAGCGCTGCCTGTAGTGAGCGGAGGCGCTCCATTGCGCCGGCGAGACTGCGAACAGCAGTGGCGTAGTTGTCAGCCGCAGCGGATGCATCGGGTAGTTCGCTGCCACCGGCAGGGGCAGCTGTAGGAGGGGCAGCAGCAGCACCTGCGCCGCCTCCCATCAGTTGCTGTGTTGCGGCGCGAAGTTTGCGCGGGTCGGCATACTGGAGTCCGATCCACTCCTGTTTGAGTCCGCGCTCGGTGGCTGCGATGTCTCCCGGAACAACACGATTACGGGCCAGGGCTTCAAACAGCTTCTCCTGTACTGCTGGGCTGAACTTGTCCGAGGGAGAAACACCAGTGGGGCCATAGCCTCCGCTCATTAAAGAACGAAGAGTAGAGCCGATGATTTGATACTTACCAACAGCATGTAGCTGCTGGTTACGTGGAACATTGGGCGCGAGTTGCCTTCGCTGAATCTCAGCGATCGTCATATTGACTAGGTTTGGATCTATACCACTGCCATGCGCTGTATGTCCCTGATTGCTACCGCCTCGGTTGAACGCTCCGTAGTTTCCTCCGTAGCTTTCGTGCCCACCGATGAGCTGACTGAGGGCTCCGCTAGGTCCTGTAGGTGCGGCGGGTCCGGCGACGCCTGCTCGGCGCCGAGCGTCAGCTGAATCGCGCTCGTAGTCCGCGGACTTTTTGCGGAGCTCGGCGATCTTCTTCTCGGTATCGTAGCGGTAGTCGCTGATTGCCTTCTCGAGGTTGGTGACCTCAATGGCAATGGTCTGCTTGGCGGCTTCGATCTCGAGTTCGCCGCGCTCGCGGGTGGCGATGTAGTTGTTGAGCGCCTCGAGGGCAGCGCGGGAGGCGCCCTCTTCACCCTCGATGAGCTTGGCGTTGGCTCGCTCGATCTGCTTGATGCGCAGCTCGCCGGCGGCACGGAAGATGTCGACTTCCTTCTGAGCTAAGGCTTCGCGCTGCTGGAATAGGTCGTTCTCGAGCTGGCGGCGCAGGTCAGCGATCTCGCGCTCGAGGTTGGTGCGGTTCTGTGCTTGGAGCTGGATGTCCTTGATCGCTTGCTCACGGTCGCGTTGGGCGTCTACACCCCGTAGCTCGGCTTTGATCTTGGCTTCCTCTTTGAGTAGGCCACCGAGTACTTGACGAGANCGTTCCTCGAANCGGCCGACCTCGGANCCAGAGAGNGCATCCCAGAATTCGCCCCAGCTTTGGATACCGGGTTTGAGCTCATAGCGAATCTGGTTGATTTTCTTGCGTACTTCTTCTAGCTGATCGATATTGCGGCTGTAGTTGGCATTAACGATGGCCTGCTCAAAGTCGCGAGCGGATTTTGTAGCGCTATCAGCTGAATCACCTACATCCTTGTATGTAGTTTGGAGGCGACGGAGGGCTTCAGCAGCACGGGCGTTTGACTGTTGATCCTCTTGTGCACGCTGGAAGCGACCGAAGGCGTCAATGACGGCGGCGATACCGACTTGGATGACGAGCACCCAACCCAAGGACGCAAGGATCGATGCGCCGGCGGCTTTTGCACCAGCACCGAGGCCGCGGAAGCCAGCAGCGAGGCCGTTCAGTTGCGTGCCTGACGTGACAGCTTGCTTGCCTACGGTGAGCAGCTCAACTGATAGCGCCTTGAGGCCGGCTGCCAGAGCGGGGATAGCGGCGGCTGGGCCTACGAGCGCTGTGGCCAGACCGGCGAAGAGGACGATCAGTTTGCCGACGGCTAGGACGACAGCGGCGATGGCACCGACCAGGCCGGCGAGAGCTGTGCCGAGGCCGCCGATGGCGGGGATGACTGCGCCGACGATGAAGCGGCCGAAGAGTACGAGCTGTGTAGCGGCGTCGAGCCCGACGCGCTTGAGGAGACCGAGTACTGCGGCGACCTCGGAGAAGTACTGGACGGCGGGGGTGTTGAGGAAGCGCGAGTAGAGGTTGAAGAGGCCCGCCAGAGGCTGCGAAATAGCGCCGACGACGCTGGCGATGTTGGCCAGGGCGGAGGCGAGGGCCTCGAAGGTTCCGACCTTGATGCGGACAAAGGCCTCGGCGATGTTGCGGAAGGCGTCGACCAGGATCAGCGCGGTGGGCTTCAACGCTTCGATGGCCTGCGTGAGGGCACCGACGGTGCGCTGAGCGACAAGCTCGATCTGGTTGAAGCCTTGCTGCGCGACGGAGGCAGCGGCAGAGGCGGCGCGGGAGGGGTCGCCGGCGCCGATTCCGGTGCGGCCGGCGGTGAGCCCGACGACGAGCTGCCCGGCGCGGCCGATGGCTTGGCCGGCGCCCTCGGCGAT